CGGAAGGTCTGCCATGTCAGTCAATGAATGACTCGAAGCCCTTGGGGCGGTGTGCTTCGTAGAATGATTTTGCAAACGCCACGAACTCGTCGTGAGGAGCGCTCTGAATCCCACAGCGGTGAATGACATCAAGTGCTGATCGCATGACCGCCATCCGTGTATCGGACGGCATCACGCTTATGGAGTGGATGAGCAATTCGATCTCCCCAAGCCTGAGCTGGGCACTTCGGAGGTGGACGATCAAGTCACGGCTGATTCGTGCAGCAGATTGGTGCTCAAATTCGTGGCACGCCTCACAGAGCGTCAGCAGCGATTCGTCTGGATAGTCCCAGGGGGGGGCGTCCTTCTTGTAGTACTGGTGGTGAACATGCAGCGTGGATTCAACATCCCCACATTCCCTGCACGCAAAACCATCCCTTTCCAGTATCTCCAGGCGCTTCTTCTGCCAGTTCGGGTGAAGTAGAAGCTTCCGGTACTCATCCTTGTTCATGCTCGTGCCTCGCATCCCGCCAGTGATGGGTTCGGGCGTGCGGCGGCGGGCAGGAATCGCCACCGCGCCGGTGGCCACCGGCTGCCCGATTGAAAGATTGCTCACGCGAACATCTCCATCTGAACCGGCTCAGGCCACAGCCACGATTCGCCGGCGCGCAGGCGGCGCTCGATATCTCGACGCACCTGTTCGCGGTCCGCGCGCGGCCACTGCCGCATGTGGGCAGCTAGGTGCATGCGGAGCTGGTAGGCCAGGTTCATGCGCGCACCGCCGTCAGGATGACCACCGACACGCTGGTGCCGGCGAACTCGTTGTCGTAGGTGCGGGACCACTCGCACGACCAGCCCGGCAGCACGTCCTTGCCCTTGGCGCTGGCCGGCAGGATGGCGACGAGGCGACCACCCTTGGCCAGCATCGCCGCTGCGTGCTCGAGGTGCGCCTGCCACCGGCCTTCGCTGAACGGCGGGTTCATGACCACGCGGGAATACAAGGCGCGGTTGGTATGCAGCGCCAGAAAGTCGGCCTGCGTCACGCGGAATCCCTTGGCCTCCAGCACCTTGCAGTGCAGCTGGCTGATCTCGACGCACAGCGTCCGATCCTTCGGCATGAGGTCGGCCAGTCCGCCCGTGCCGGCGCTCGGCTCCAAGCACTGGTCGTCCGGCCCGATCTGCGCGGCCTCGATCGCCGCCGCGGCGACGCTGGCCGGCGTCGGGTAATACTGGTGCGCCTTCTGGTCCGGCAGGCAGCCGGACGCGATGATTTCGTTCAGCACCTCGCGCGGCTCGTATTCGAACTCGAAGCGGACGCCGCCCCGGTCGTTCGGCACCTTCACGCCGCCGATGTAGGCCAGCACCTGGGCGGCCTCCTGATGCGCGGCTGGCTCACCCTTGCCGCCATGCCGGAACTCCAGTGCCCGCGGTATATTGATGCGGTTGTACTCGCGCCGCCAGTCGGTCGATTTCTCCAGGCGCACGGCCTGCACCATTTCCCCGAGCACATCGATCACGGCGAACGGCAGCGGCCGCCCCATCATCACGAATTCCTTCGACTTCTTCTTCGGGCGCTGGCGGAACTGGGCGGGAATCGCGAGCGGGTAGAGATGCGCCAGCACGCAGTTCAGGCGCCACGCCATGTCCGGATGCACTTCGAGGTGCGCGGTGCCGCACTTGTAGGCGCGCAGCCGCAGGGCGCCGCCATCCAGCGTCAGCCACTCGCCGCGGTGCTGCCGGCGCGCAATGTCGACCACGCTGGATGTAGCGTTCCAGCCCGGCTCGTCGCGCCCCATGAACTTCGCGATCACCTTGCGCAGGTCATTGATGTAACCGACGCGGTCGCTGTCCGTGTTGCCGTAGCCGTTGATCAGCCGCGCGATGATCATGCGCCGGCCGAATCCCTCCGGGCAGTTGGTCACGTGCTCACCGGACAGCGCTCGGAAGATGCCGTCCACGCGCTCGGCCAGGAACTTGGCGCGGCTGTTCAGCAGGTCCAGCAGCGTCGCGCGGACGGTCTGTTCCTCGAAATCCGGCAGGGGAGGAAGATCCGGCTCACTGCTGTGCCGTGCGGCCTTCCGGCCCTGCGGATGGCGGATCTGCTCGTTCCACTGGTTACGCCGGGCCTGCGGCATGGCGTCGTAGACGTCGGTCAGGTTCAGCGCCTTCGACCAGTAGGCGGCATTGAGCGCCGCGACGGCGCCGGCCTCCTGGAACAGCTGGCTCGCAGCCGAGGACAGCGACGTGCGGCCGCGGTCCGGGTCGGAATTGCCGTCGAGGAAGTAGCTCAGCACGCCGGCGCACTCCGGGCCGTTGATGAAGGCGGCAGCCGCTTCAATCCGAGCGCGGTCCTGCCGATAGCCTGCCACCAGCCCGTCGACCATGTCGGTCGATGTCGGCGCGAAAAAGGCCGAGACATCGTCCATCAGGTCGCCGTCGCGGGCGGCCGCGATCACATCGTGATCGGCGTGGCTCATGCCGACTCCCTCAGCGCGGGCAGCACAGTAGCCAACTGCTTCAGCAGCTGCTCCGCCTGGCTCAAGGCGCGCGAATGCCGCGCCTTGTCGCTGTCGAGGTACTTGGCGGCCAGATACTCGATCACTGCCGAGGCCTCGCCGGTCGATTCCAGCCACGACTCCAGGTCGCGCAGCGTGAAGCGCGCCGTGTCGCCCTCGTTCGGGTTGAGCTTGCGCGACAGCACGGAGGGAGACAGGTCCATGTCGGCGGCCTGTGACTTCATCGACTTCGCTGTGGCCTGGGCGCGGAAGGCAATGAACGCCTCCAAGCTGGCGAATCGCTCGGCCACGGACGGCTCGAAATTCAGCGTCAGCTGACTGGTGGAAACTGATGTCATGACGACTTTCCATCTGTTGCCATCTCGCCGATGGCCAAAAAAAAGAGACTGGCGCCATGAACACGACGCACTGCGCCGCCGCGCTGAACGGGCAAAGGACGGCACTGAAGAGAAAGACCCCGGCCCGCTCCACAGAAATCAGCCGACCGGCGGCAAACCTCAACGGGCAGGGGTTGAAGGCCACACCGGGAGGAGGTCGGCGTGGTGTTGGCTGAAGGGCGGTTTCCCGCGATGCCGATAGAATGGAAGTTCCACCAACCACCCATCGACAAAGGGGAAACCATGGAAGAAGGAAGCGCGGCAGACGAGAAGGCGTGCTCCGCGGGAATCGCTTTCGCCATGCAGGCGGCTCTGAGGGCGCTGCTCAAAGCGCACCCCAAAATAGACGAGCTGCTGCCCGTGCTGAAGCACGAAGGCGAAGAATCACTCGCGCACCTACTGAACATGGGTGTTCCGGACCGCGCGATTGAGGCGTTTCGGGATGTGTGGAACGGACTGGTTCCATACGTAGATGAAGGGCCAGCCGGTACAGACCCTCGGCTCTAGACGGCCACTGGACTGACGGCTTCATCACGCGGTCGCCTGGTCGGCGCTGGAGGCGTCCTTGGCGGCGGTGCCGCGCAGGTATGCCCAGTGACCGGCAAGGTCTGGTCTCAGCTCTTCACAGGTGACGAGGCCGCCAGTTGCGCGCTCGATGTCCGAACACCTCTCGGTGGGAACGGGCCGGCGACCCGTGACGATCTGGCTGATAAATCCGGGAGAGACCTTGAGCTTGGCCGCAAGGCTGGCGGCGCTCTCAACTTCTGACAGGTAGGTTTCGAGTTTCATAGGCGCTCCGTTGATGCCTGAAATTTAGCGGAGCTAACCAACAAGGTCAACAGCCAAGCTAAATTTAGCGGCGCTTACTATCGGCTCATGGACAGAGTGAAGCTTTTGCAGGACTTGATAGACAGCCGATTCGAAGGCAGTCAGGCGGCTTTCGCACGGGCGATAAAGAAGCCCCCGTCTCTGGTGAGCCAGTGGCTCTCGCGTCACCGGGGCTTCGGTGACGCGAGCGCTCGGCACATTGAGCTGGAGCTTTCGCTAGGAGAGGGGTATTTCGACGGGCGCCGGCCTGCGGTTGCTGCTCCGCCCGAGCCGCAGAGCACCGCCATCTCGATTGCGGTGCTGGCCGTCGCCGGGTCAATGGGATTCGGCGAATCGATCCCAGAGCACGAAACAGTGATCAACCGCATTAACGTCGAGATGGAGTGGGTGCGGAAGCACCTTCCAGCCATCAGCAGCCCGGGCAACCTGAAGGTCATCAGCGGTTACGGCGATTCGATGATGCCGACCTTCAACGACGGAGACATCCTGCTCGTCGATACCGGAATCCGCGCGGTGAACATCGACGGCGTCTACGTTCTGAGTGCCAACGACCGTCTGTACGTGAAGCGCGTCCGTCAGCGAATGGATGGTCACTTTGAAATTTCCAGCGACAACCCAACCGTGAAGACCGTGGATGTACTCAACGGCGACCACGAAGTCACTGTTCATGGCCGGGTGGTATGGGCGTGGAACGGGAGGAAGCTGTAGTGGCGCTGGTTAAGTGCAAGGAGTGCGGGGGTCAGGTCAGCACCAAGGCCGAAGCATGCCCGGCATGCGGGGCCAAGCAGAAGAAGCCTGTGGGGTGCCTCGGCTGGGCTTTCGTCATCCTGGTGTTCATCCCGCTGATGATTGCCATGTTTGCTGGCGAAGGATCAAAGCCTACTGCGAAAAACGATAGCCAGGCTGCGGCTGCCGATCAAAAAGCTCTTGACGAGGCGTGCTTTGGAATCCTCAAGTGCATCGCAGAAAAAAAACTGATATTTGCTGACGTGTATTGCCCAGAACACATTGAGAGATTGGCTCATAACTCAGCAAAGTGGACCGATGAAGGGTTCATGGAGAAGAAGTTCAGCCGTTACAGATGGAGCGGTGAAGGGCCTGGTAACGTCACCTACCTCGGCGACAGGGTCCAGTTCCAGAATGACTTTGGTGCGTACATCAACATGGTTTACTCGTGCGAGGTTGATGTGGTCGCCGAGCGGGTCGTGAAGGCGTCGTCTCGGGCAAGCTCAGCTT